CCCACTGAGGCGTACCGGACGCAGTCCGGTCGGACGTTGCCCTCCTCGCCGTTGACCGGCAGGACTTCCATGTCGTACTGAAGCGTCAGCCCGGAGAGATCCGTCAGCGGCAGCGGCTTCACGCGCAGATGGTTGAAGTAATCGTAGGCCGAGAAGAGCTGGACGTTGGCAAAGTCCTCGGCGGCTTGGAAGATTCCGGAGATCTGGAAGCCGGTTTCGGTGGCGTCGTGGAGCGTGGTGGTCGCCGCCCGGCCGGAGAAGCCCTGAAGCTGGATGGTGCGGCGAGGGTCGAAGACTTGAAGCTGTTCACCCGGCATACGGTTAAAGCTGGCGGATCCTCATAGTGCATGTCATTGGAAAATCAGGTTATATTGCGAGTCTCCGCCTCTGGAAAACAAGATCACAAATTTGTTGACAACATACACATATCAATGGTATTGTGTTCCTATCGAGCATTGGAGGCAATCTGATGTCAACTAACAACCTCGTTGGGATCGCCGAGATCGCAGAACTGGCGAAAGTGAGCAAGCAGGCCGTCGCCAACTGGCGTCTTCGTTACGACGATTTCCCCCGACCGATTCAAACGCTCCATAGCGGCCCAGTGTGGAACCGTGAGACCGTGGAAGACTGGATCAAGAAGTTCAAAGGTGCAGAGACGCATGTGCTGAGTTTCATCAACCTCAAGGGCGGAGTCGGCAAGACGACTACTGCTGTGGCGGTTGCTGAAATCTTGGCGCAGGAGGATCGAAAGCACGTCCTGCTTGTGGACCTGGACCCACAGACCAACGCGACCGTGACCCTCATCTCAGAAGAGCAGTGGGCTGAGATGGATCGAGAGGGCCGTACAATTGCGCAGCTTTTCGCTGACCGGCTGAACTCTCACGAAATGCCAAAGTTCGACATCGAGCGCGCCATCGCCCGCCGTGTTTCTACAGTCAACGACGGTATCGCCCGGCTTGATCTCCTGCCCTCAAGCATACGGCTGATCGATTTGCAGGATCGGATTCCAATGATCGCCCTTTCCGGCAATTTCACGGCCAATCCCCTCGAGATCCTGAAGAACGCACTCCAGCCGATTGTGGATCGATACGACTACATCATCATTGATTGCCCGCCGAGCCTCGGCACCGTGACCAAGAACGGCTTGCGGATCTCGACCGGCTACATCATCCCGACAATCCCAGACATCGTGTCCACGTGGGGTATCTATCAGATCGTCGATAATATTGACCGGTTCTCAAGGGACATCGAGCGGCCAATCCCCGCACTTGGGATTGTCGCCACAAAGGTGCAGGCAAACAACTTGCACCGTCGAATCATTGATGACCTACGTGCACGACGACTGGGACGTTTCGGCGAGGCCGGAGCCTTACCGCAACCTCCGCTGTTCGAGAACTCGGTGCCCCAGGCTGTGGCCGTTGCGCGAGGAGCAGATGTTGAGGCCGACATTCGCACCTTCAAGGGCAAGTATGCTGCCGCGTACGAGCCCCTAAGAGGCCTTGCACAGGAGATCAAGACACTATGCGAAAAGAGAAAGACCTCGTAGGTCTGCTACAACGACTGGTTGCGTTATTGAGCGACGAGGCGAATCGCAATCCTGAATTCGCCTCTCGTCTTGATGCGTTGCTCTCGCCGTTGCCTGAGAGGAATCCCAAGAGGAGGGAATCGACCAAGAGACGGCCCTCTCAAGATATGCCCGACATCCACGCGGAATTCAGCGCTCGGGGGGAAGCTGAGTTCCGCTTGTGGTTGCGTGATCAGCCTGTTCAGTTGCTCCGCAACTTGATCCGACAACATGACTTGGATGCTGCAAGGCGGACCAGAAAGTGGAAAGACCCAGAGAAACTTAGCGCCTTCATTAGCGACCAGATTCGGTCGCGCCTTGCGCGCGGATCTTCGTTTCTGACCACGAATGAGCTTGATCCCCGTTTGGTCGGTTAGTGAAGCCGTGTCTGCCGGCGGTTACGTCTGAACGACGACGGTCAGGTCAGACCCGGAATCCGGCGATGCGACGGCCAAGACATCAATCGCCACGTCGTCGCCCTCATAGAGCACCGGCGTCGGCCAGATCGTCGGGCGGATCCGTTCGCCGGCAGCGTGGTCCTTGGTCACGATGGCGTCAAACGTCTGGTTCTCTGGATCGGCGCTGATCACGCGGACGTACTCCTCGTTCGCCTCGCCGGGATCGAGGAACACGAAACCGCCGGCCACGAGTCCGAGCCGGTTCGCGCCGTAGGATGCCGTCTGCAAGGTTTGCGGGTCGGGCCCGGCGGTTACCGCCGAGACCAGCACCAGGCCGTAGTCGGCATACGGAAGGCGGCGTGTTGCCGGCAGGCCGTAACCCTCGTTGTTGACCAGGAAATCGTACGTGTTCTTGTACGCGTCCGGCAACGCCTGGGCAATGCCCATGTACTCGAGTGGTTCCCATGTCGCGCCGCCATCGCGGCTGATCTTCACGAGGAACGCAGACTGGCCGTCCGTCGTTCCCCGCTGAAGATAGGCGTAGACGCAGCGGATCGAGGCGGCGTCCTGGACCTTCAGCGGGATGACGACATTCTCTTGCACCGTGAGCGGGCCCGGCACCTGGAAGGTGTAGGCGCCGCCGTTGCAGGTGCGCAGACCCGGCATGTAGGGCTCGTTGTGCCGCGAAAGAGGGAAGACGGTGAACGGCCCGTAGCCGAAGTGGTTTGCCACGCCGGCAAGGGCGGCGACAATGCAGGCGCTCGGCAGCTTCGCTTCGACCCGCGCGGGCAGCCCGGGCGTGCGGAAGAAGCCCTTGCGGACGCTGAAGGTGAAGGTCTTCTTGTCGAGCTTGTAGAAGCGAATGCCCTCCAGGTGCGCGCAGCGCAGGGTGCCGAAAGTGGCTTGCCCTTCTGGCACGCCCGGGTAGGCGCGCTGGAGGACGAAGGTCCCCGACGGCACGACTTCGCCCTCGGCGCCGGGGCCGATGATCTGGGCGCACTCAAACGAGCGGCGACCCGGGTTGCTCGGGTCGGCGGACTCGTCATTGAAAACGACGAAATCGCCTACACGGAAGACGCGCGCGGTGTCGGGGTTGACCGTGCAGGTGAGGGTGGCGGGGTCGGTCGAAGCGTCAAGGTCAGAGTCGATGGACGCCCAAAGGTCGGTGGTCAGCTCGTCCACGTAGTAGAGCGCCAGCGTGATCTCATGCGCGCCGACGATGTTGGAGTTGCCCGAGGCGTCGGGCGCAACTGACATGTCGTCGATGGCGAAGGTGCCGTAGTCGCCCAGGCGTGGCGTGCCGCTCAGCACTCCGGGCACACCCGTGTCGATGAGCACTTCCTCTGCGGGAGGCTCCGGCACGACGTCGGCTGGTTTGGGACCAGAGACAAGATCATACATCGAGTCCGTCGTCGTGCGGCCCTGGATGTCGATCGAATAGTCGCGGTTCAGCCGCCAGCCGGTCACGCGGAATTCGCCCGTGCCACCGGGCATGTCCGGATGGGTCATCGAGCACACCATGCCAGGTTCTGTGTTGAGCGCCAGCACAGTCGTCTTGAACGCGATCTGCCGCGCCCGCTTCCATTCCTCCGGGGTGATGCCACCCAACTCCTCGCGCAAGCGGACTGTGATGATCCGCGCCGCTTGGGACTTCGAGGCCGTGCCGGAGAGGTTCACCGTCGACTTCAGAAACAGCGGGCCAGCCCCGCCGCCGATCAGAGTGGCGTGGTCAATGTCGTAGAGCGAGATCGAGTTGGCGACGAACTCAAAGTCCTCGTCGGCGAAGTTGGCCGTCAGGTGGTTGAAGCTGGGTTTCAGTGGCGCAAGCTGGAGGCTTCGGAACAGGATGTTGCCTTCGGTGAACGCCTCGACCGCTGACGAATTCACGCGCACGCCGAGCTTGAGCTTGCCGTTGGCGAAGGTGTAGTAGCCCAGGCAGTTCACGAGGACTTCCTGGAGCCAATCGCGCAGCGGCTTCTCCTCCTGGAGCACGCCGCGAAACTTGAACTGAGTCTCCGTACCTGAGCCCACAAGCTTCGTGACCTGCTCATTGCAGATCTCTGCCGCTGCGATGGCCGCCTCCACGTCAAACAGGGTCTCGGCAAAGTCGAGTTGCTGCGCGGTGGCGCCCGCGCCCAGGCGCAGGCCTCGCGCGCGCAAGAGCATGTTGACCGCGATCCAGATCGGGTTGATCAGGGGCGGCCCGAAGACGCGCACGCCGGGCGAAGTCCACACCCAGCCGCTGAGGCCCTGCGCGACGACCGCCTCCATTGCGTGCTCGCTCAGCCTCGACAGTTGAAGGCCCTTGGCGTCCGAGCGTCGAATCATCAGGAATGCAGTGCCAGCCGCGCGTTCCGGGCCGGCATCGGAATCGAATCCGAACGTGGTCGGATTTGGATCAGGCCCCAGACTCTCCATCAAACCCAGCGGCCCGGGATAGCCGTGGTGATACTGCCCGTCGAGTTTGTGGCCGCTGCCGTAAGCGCCGAGCGGCCCTTCCCCCACGATGCCTACAGCGGCATAGAAGTCGCTTTCGTCGCGGCCCGAGGCGATCTTGGCATTCACGGGCATGGCCGAGTCCGTGTAGATCTCAGGCAAGACCTGGTCATAGATCGAGTCGGCGACCAGCGAGACGGAGGTGAGCGTTGATCTCCCGAAGCCCCAGACGCCGGTCGAGTTGTCCTTGATGCGCACGCCCTGCGGCTTGGCCATGATGCCGCCGTAGTAGTCGTTCATGCCGTGGGCGCGGCAGCCGTTCGGCGTGTCGAAACCCTTGTCGCAGCGGGTGGGATCGGCATCAGGGAAATTGACGAGATCGAGCGCGCCTTGCGAGGCGAACGGGCACGCCGCCGAGTTGAGCGGCTTCCAGCAGGTGCGCGAGATCTTACGTGTTGGGTAGGGCAGATTCAGCTCGTAGAGGCCGTCAGCCGCAGTGACGCGGAACTCGGGCCCGGCGTCGCAGGACCAGTTCACGATGTTGCCCTTCCAGAGGTCGAGCTTAATGCCCGTAACGACGTGGAAGAGGCTCAAGGCGATCTCGGCACGGAAGAGATCGACGTCGTTCGCCAGATTGCGCATCGCGCGGTCGGCGTCGCCGAAGGTGAACTGGGCCTCGTCGGACTCGTTGCCGATGGATTGCGAGATGCCATCGAACTCGATCAAGCGCGCCTGATAGAGTTGGCCGCCGATGGTGCAGCGGCGATCACTCAGATGGATGGCAGGATAACCAGGCTGAAGGGGTTGAATGCGGACGAGCGGAATGATCTCCTGAACCTGCGCGAGCAGCGCGGTCTGAAGTGCGGAAGGTGGGAAGCGGTTGACGGTCTGGTTCAGTGGATACGACGGGCTGGTCTGGGGGATTTCGATCAACGTCACGCCGAGCGTGCAGGCCCAGTCGGCGACCATCTCCCAAGAGATCGGCTCGTTGGCGAAGCGACAGGTGACCGGCGTGGTCCCGATACCGTTGTCGTTCGGGGCGTTGTAAGTGAACGCACCATAAGGGCCGTACTTCGACTCCCAGAAGTTGCGCAGGGCGATGCGGTCGGCGTCGCGCAGCCAGTTCTTGCGGATGGTGAAGCGGCGTGTGCCGGTGCCGAGAAGAAAGCGTTGTGTGATTTTGGCATTTCCACTTCCGAACTGGTGCTCCACGACCTGTGGGCCGTTACTGAGGCCGTACGGGTAGTCCGGAGTGATTGGAAACACGCCAGATGGAACGATTTCCGGGACCGTGATTCGGCCAATTTGATCCATCTCCTCACCTCGTCCACTTTCGGCGGTAGTCGATCACGCGTCCGTTCTTGCGGCGGTTGCAGTCAAGGCAGAGTGGCTGAATGTTGTCGATGGTGTTTGGGCCCGCCATGCAGACAGGAATCACATGGTCGGGAGTGAGGAAGCCTTCCGGCGTGTGTCTCGCTTCCACGCCGCAAGCAACGCATCGATATCCGAAGGTTGCAAGCAGCGCATGCCACTCGGCTTCGGAGTAGCGCGGGCCAGCGCTCTGCCTCGCCCGGCGCTGCCGGTGCCATTGCGCCAACCTCACCGCGTTAGTCAGCTTCCACCGGTCGAAGTTCTCTTTGCACCGATCGCGATTGGCAGCATTCCAGCGGCGGCACAATTCGAGGTGCTTCTCCCGGTTGTTAAGTCGCCACTTTCGGTAGTGCGCATTCGACCGCTCGCGGTTCTGCTCTCGCCAGCGGCGGTCTGCGGCCCTTTTGCGATCAAGGTTCTCAGCCCTCCACAGCCGGGTTGCCGCCTTTCGGCACTCCTTGCACATCTTGTCGAGCCGGTCCCGGTTGCTCGGATTCCGGTAGTACTCGGAGGTAGGTTTCACCAGTCCGCAACGAGTGCAGGACTTCTCCGCAAGTGTTTCCATTGTGAGGCGAGAAGGGCCGCGCCTGAGGCGCGCGGCGGAAGTGCGTGATTCCTGCTGTTACTATCGATCAGGCCAACTCGATAAACCCGATATTCACGTCCGCGCGGCCGAGGCCGACCGACTGGTTCCACTCGCCGCTGAATCGGACTGTGTACCGTCCCGCGACGGCCTGCCCTGTCGGGTCGTGTGAGAACTTCGGGCTGGTCTCATAGGGGTCATAGAAGTAGAACGGCTCGGTCGGTCCCCTGCGGGCGTCATAGAAATCGCGGAGTGTCGCTAGCTGCGCCAGCGTCAGCCGCTTCGCCAGCCGCCAGCGCTTCCGGCTGTTGATCGCCTGCACCGACCGCTGCGATTCGCCGTTGCGGTATTCGTTGTCGACGACTGGATACTCGCGCTCGTGGACGAAGGCACGCGAGAGGCTTACCGGCAGAACCGCGAGCGGCGTGGCGTTCTGAACCGAACCGGGCATCAGGCGGTCACCAGGTCGAGCAGGCGTTGGTCCGGACGCGCGCCGATTTTGAGGGCGACGAAGCGGGCATACTTCGCCGGATGATTGCCATCCGCAGACGGCGCATAGACTCGGAACATCTCCTCCGCGGTCGGTGGCTTGCCCTGCGTGTAGCGCCCGTCAAGGTACTGTCCGACCAGCACGCGCAGGATGCGCCAGCCTTCGTCAACAGCGCGGTGGCTCAGTTCTTCTCGCGAGAGCCCTGGAAAGCGCTCGGAGGCCCAGGCGACGAAGTCCACATAACCTCGATGGGTGGGATACGGTCGGCCACGCGCGTCGCGCCACTGCCGGATGTTGCCCGGATTCGCGTTCCGCTGGGCAAGGGTCGGCTTTGCCGAGGCGACGTAGAAACCCTCCATCTCCGCAATCGCCCGCGCGATCTTCTCGATCAGTTCCGCTCGCGTCATGACAGGATCAACCCAGGACTCAGTTGCAGCCCGGTCATCTCGCGGCGGCCGGCGCTGGCTTTGGTCGCAGTCATCGCCGCCGATTGCACCGCGCGCGGATTCTCGACCACGACGCGCACGGTTTCCTTCTCGAAGAACTCCTTCGCTCCAGGCACGGTGATGTTGATCACGGTGGGCCCCGCCGCGGATGATGGCGCGCCGCCACCGATGCGGTCCAGCGCCATGCCGCCAGAACCCGACTGGAACAGGCTCCCGCCCTGCTGGAGCAGCGGAACGGGACGCATCGTGGCTGGAAGCCCAGAGGTGCTCTGGCCTGTGGACAGCGCGTAGAGTTCCACTAGGTCACGAATCTGCTGGCTGCGGATGGCCATGTCCAGGTTGCCGCCGAAGCCCTGCTTGGCGATATTCACGATCTCGGCGAGGATGTTTTTCTCGCGGATGTCGACGCCGTAGGTGGCCTTGATCTTCTCACGCGCCTTCTCCTGCGCGCCTTTGACGAACAGCCGCACCAGCCCGGCAACCGCACCTACGCCTGCGCCGATGGCCGCACCGAGAGGACCGCCGTACTTGAAGCCGATCATCGCGCCGCCAGCGGTCGTCATCGCGAGGCCCGAGACGCCGCCGCGCTGGAGGCCCATCAAGGCGAGCGTCGCGCCTCCCAGAAGTGCGGCATTGGACCGCCCGAGCGCCGAGAGCTTCTGGCCCATCGTGGCCGCTTCCCAGGTCACCGCCTTGCCGGGCGCGTACTGAACGCCACCGCCAAAGCCGAAGAAATCCTTCCACCCGCCGAACAGTCCGCTCCAGCCGCCGCCACTCGAAGGGATGAAGGGAGGCGTGCCCCACCCTCCGGCCGCGCCGCCGGGAATGGGACCGCCACCACTACCTCCTCCGAAGACCGGCGCTGCGCCGATGCCCAGCAGTCCACCGAGCCTGCCGAGCGTGCCCCCGCCGGACGCACCTCCACCAGCCAACGACACTCGCGTGCCGGTGAATAACTGCATCAGCATGGCGGCGACGCGCGAGGTGACCACGTCCTTGATGGCGGTCAATAGAGCGGTCTTGAGCGAATTCCCGATGGCCGACCAGATGGACTGCGACTTGGTGAGCAGCGCATCGAAGACACCCTCGGCCTGCCGCTTGAAGGATTCGAAGATCCGCTGGTTGTGGTCGCGCACCAACTGCGCCTGGCGGATCGCCGCATTCTCGCGCGCGCCCTGGATCGCGGCGTCGGTCGCCTCCTGCTGGAACCGCCGGATCTCATCCCGCTGCGCGGTCAACTCGGCGATCCGTGCCTGGATTTCATCAGCCCGGTAGCCGAGCCGATTGAGCTGCGCCTCTTCCTCGATCACCATCCGCGTGGTTTCGAGGTCGAACAGACGCATGCGGATCTCGTGGACCCGGGTGAGGTACTCGATCTCGATCGCGGCCTTGCGCTGCTCGACGGCCACCTTCTGCTCGAGCGTCTGCGCATTCGTAGCCTCGAGCGCCCGCGACTGCGCCTCACGCGCGATCCCGGCGCGCTGCTCTTCGAGTCCGAGCATCTGCTCGAGGTGATCGAGGTTCCGCTTCGAAATCTCCTCGTTGTAAGCCAGCCGCTGGCTGAACAGTTGCGATTCGATCTCGAGCCGCCGCCGCGCGGCTTCCTC